CATCTGATCAGCAGGCACAGTCTCGGCCAGACTATTGACAAGAGCTCTGGCGTCCGTCTGGTTGGTGCTTGCCTCCATCTGTCCATCGAGTTCGGGGAAGACCTCGATCACCTTGGCCATGAACGGCCGGCCGGCTCGCTGCCCCTGCATCAGGTTACTGACGCTTTCATCGCGGAAGCGCTCTTCCTTCGGGCGCTGGGCAACGTACCGCAGTCGACTCTTGCCGTCCGGTTCGTACCGTCTCACTAGAGTAAGGCTGCCGTCACGGCAGATCGCGGCAATGCGTTCGCGGTGCGCGTCGGCTAGGCGTGCCAGGTCCTGTTGCCCGATACCCTCGAGCTTCACGGCGATGCTGATTTCCTTCTCGGGGTCGAAGTAGTTATGTTCCCCGAGAGTACTGCCGCTGTGGAAAAGGGAGAGTGCCTGCAGCAGACTGGACTTGCCGGAGTTGTTCTCGCCAATGATGCACGTGAAATGTGAGAGCGAGAAGCTCACATCCTTAAGGCCGCGATAGTTCTGCACCTGCAGATGTGTCAGTTGCACTTCGTGTTCCTCCCCACACCACGAATGCCCAGACTGAAGACAACTGCCAGTCCCGATTGAGATGCATGGGAACGGTACGCTGCTATGCCATTCGGCGGCGGTGTGCAGTCGCCCTTCATGCGAAGGAGAGATTGGACGAGGGCCCTGTCTGTCCCAATGCTCATGTCACAACGTGGGCGGGTGGCCGATGCTGAAGGAGACGCTAAGAGAGGGGGTTGACATCTGACCCGGGTGCGATAGGATAGGCTCAACCGAATACTGATCCGCTGACTCGACATCCGAGAGGCGGGCTTTCCTCAAGCCATCTACCCAGTGACCCTGGACGGCTTGAAGAGAGCCCGCCTTTTCTGTTGGCCGGCAGCGGTCAGGTGATGTGAGACGCGGCGGGGAGCGATGTCCCCGCGAGACGCCGCAAGGCGGAGAAACACGGAGGAGATGATGGGCGATCAGGACCAGCAGAACAGCGAAGGCCAATCGGACCAGCAGAACCAGACCGACGGCCAGAGTCAGAGCAACGCGCAGACGCCGCCGGCTAATGGCAGCGAAACGCAGAGCCAGAGCGACGACCAGTCGAGCGCGGCACGTGGTCAGGGTGACACCAGTCAGGGCAGCACCGCGCAGCAGACCCAGACGCCGGGGTTACAGGCGGGGGCGTACCGACTCTCTCTGACCGAGGCTCAGCGCAAGAAGCTGGTTGAGGAGGGCGTGCTCGAACTCTCCGAGGAGCAGTACACGGGCGGGGTGCGCCACCAAGTCGAGACGCTGCGTAAGCGGGCGACTACGGCCGAGAAGAAGCTCTCGGACATCGCCGCCGCCCAGGCCGAGGCCGATCGTAAGGCCCTCGAAGAGCAGAACCGCTTCAAGGAGCTCTACGAGAAAGAGCGCCAGGCGCGGGAGGCCGAGAGCACGGGGCGCAAGAGCGATGCCATTCGCTCCCGCTTCCTGCTCGCCGCCCAGTCCAAGGGCATCGTCGATCCCGACGTCGCCTTCACCGTCGCCAAGACGCTGCCGGGCTTTGCCACGGTGAGCGTGGATGATGATGGCAAAGTGTCCGGCATCGACGAGCTGGTGGAGATGCTGGTCAAGGACAAGCCCTACCTGATCCCTCCACCGCAGCAGAAAACGCAGAGCGTCGGGTCCGCGAGCAATCCGGCTCCCCAGACGCCGCCTGCGCCCAAGACTCTCGCCGAGGCCGGCGATCGCCTGGAACAGGCGCTCCGCACGGGAGTTTCCTAGCCGACCCGGCACGCAAGGAGTGAGTAGCAGATGCCTGCAAACACGACGACACTGGCTGAACTCATCGTTCAGCTCTACAAAGGGCCCTGGGTGGAGGCCCTCTACACGAACACGTTCCTTCTGACTCGCATCCAGCAGAAGCTGGGCGTGGGCGAAGGGGTGCGGTGGCCGGTCCGCTATGCCGGCAACACCTCCGCCGGGTCCTACGCCGAAGGCGACTCCGGCGCGGGCGCCGGGAACCAGGGCTTCAAGAAAGCCTTCCTCACCTGGAAGCTCAACAAGGTGGAGGTGGAGGTCTCCGGCCTCGCCCAGGCGATCGGTGACAACGGCGGCATGATCGTGCCCGCGCTGCGCACCGAGCTTGACCTGGGTCTCTCCGATGTCCGCGGCAACATCAACACCCAGTTGATGTCCGACGGCGCCGGCAACTCCGGCAAGGACATCACCGGGCTGTACGCGGCGATCGCGGATACCGGGACCTACGCGGGTCTGGATCGCGGAACCTACACCTGGTGGAAGTCCTATGTCAACGCCAATGCCGGCACACCCCGGAACCTGTCCGAGGAGCTGATCCGCACTGTGAAGTCCACGGTGGAGGCGCGGGGAGGGCGCGTCACCGCGATCTACGCGGGTTCCGCACAGTGGTACCGCTACGGCGATCTGCTGCGGGCCGAGCGGCGCCAGCAGAACCCCACCTCCCTCACCGGCGGCTACCAGGCGCTGGACTTCGAGGGCGTGCCGCTGATCAAGGTACCGGGCTATTCCCAGACCCGGATGGACTTCGTGAACGAAGATCTCCTGGAGTACGTGGTGCTCAAGGACTTCGAGGCCAAGCCCATGGCCAAGACCAAGGACTCGGACGTGATCTGGGTCACCCACTACAGCCAGCTGGTCTGCCGCAATCCATACCGCATGGGTTCGCTGCAGGACCTGGCGCAGTAAGGGGGTGAGCCATGGCTCTGACTGACGCACAGAAGGCCGAACTCAACCGCATGTGCCCGGCCGCAAGAGAGGCGGCTCTGGGCACCGCCATCGGAGCGCTGGAGGCCGGGATCGCCGCCGCTGAACTCGATGGCACCACGCTCGAGGTCGGTGGCACCCCGAGCAAGGTGCGCCTCAAAGACGGGGGCGTGTCGAGCGCGAAGCTGGCCTCCGCGCTGCAGGCGCTGGTGCTGGGCGCGGCCTCGGGCTACAAACTCGCCCGCGGGCAGGCCGACGTCACCGGCACGGCCGACGTGGATACCGGACTGACGACCGTGGTGGCGGCAGTGGCGGCGCTCGACGACGACATCTCCCTCGCCGCCATGTGGGTCAGCGCCCACTTGTCGGCGACTGCAGGTCATATCGACCTGAATGTCTTCAAGCCGACGGCGGTTGACGACTGCACGCCCGTCGCGGGCACCGCGGCGGCGAAGGTCAACTGGCTGGCGATCGGCACGTAACGGACTCGGGGCCGGTGGCGGACGCGCCGGCCCCACCTCAATCATGGAGGACCTAATGCGACAGGAAGCGATGGCTCTGCCCACTGAGGGCGAGAGTGATGTGAAGGAAGCAGCGGCAACCCCGACGGCAGAGAGTCCGGCACCGGCTGCAACCGCGGTCGCGCAGGCGCCCACGCGCGTGGGCAAGCTCACCGCCATGATGGCGCTGGAGGAGCCGGCGCGCACGGAGACGCTGGAGAAGGCGACCACCGCGGGCCTGACCGTGTACCTGAGGAGCACCACCGGCAGCGAGGTGCGCTGGCGCTACGGCGATCACGTGCTGGTGGTGCCGGAGACGCCCAAACCCTTCGCGGCCGCGCACGCCATTCACCTGCTGTTCTATGCCTCGAGTCAGGTCGAGGAGGTGGAGGGCTAGTCCATGGCGCTGGTGGCCACCATCTCCGGTGCGGACTCGAACTCCTACCTCTCGCTCGAAGATGCGGAGGCTTACTTCGCGGCGCGGCTGCGCAGTGACGCCTGGGATGGCGCCAGCGAGAGCGACAAGGAGAAGGCGCTGCTGACCGCGTGTCGGCGGATCGAGGGCCATCGCCTGCAGGTGCACCGGAGACCCTATGGGTTCCCCTATGACCTGCCGAACGCGCTCGACCGTCCCGCGGACCCGCTGGCACCCGCGGATCCCGATCAGGCGCTCTCCTTTCCGCGGCAGCGTGATCTGGATCGCAGCGGTGCCTTCGCCATACCTGACCAGGTGAAGCAGGCGCAGTGCGAAGAGGCGCTGGCACTACTCTCGCGCGGTGCAGAGCAGGAGCGGCGCCAATCGCTTCAGGCCGCGGGGGTGAAGAGCTTCACCGTGGATGGCTTGAGCGAGAGCTATGAGTCGGGCGCGGCGCGGCAGATGCTGATGAGCGCGGAAGCGAGATCGCTGCTCGCTCCCTTCATCGACCGGGGCGGTGTCATCGCCACCTCCGATCTGCCGGATGGGGAGTGGTCGCCGGGGAGTGCGCGATGATCGGCAGCTATCTCGCGCAGAGCATCTGGCGCAAGTCGCGGTCCGGCGTGGACGGCTATGCGCAACCCGTCTACCGGACGCCGGTCGCGACCAAAGGCCGCTGGCTGGAGAAGCGCCGCCTGGTGCGCAACGCCCAGGGCGAGCAGGTGATCTCGCAGGTGTCCGTGACGCTGGCGCCCGATGAGGCGGTCGCGGTTGGTGATGAGCTATCTCTCGATGGCGTTGCATACCTGACCGTGATCGCGGTCTCGGCTGACCGCGATCTGGCAGGCGGAGTGATCTTGAAGCGGGCCTATCTCTAGGCCGGAAAGGGACGATGACGATGCTGTGGTTCATGAAGATCATGGGTTGGGCGCTCTCCCTCAGTGAGGTGCTGAGCGATCTCAAGGCGGTGAAGGCGAAGGCGCCGGAGACCACGGCGGCCGATTACAGCCACGCCGCGGCCGCAGTGCTGGGTCAGCCGGGCATCGACGCCTGGTTGGCGCGGGTGGAGGAGAAGTACGGCGCGGGCAAGGCCGATGCCATTCGAGCCGAGTTGCCGTTCGTGCTCTGGGCGATCGACTTCGCGACGGAGCGGTAGGACTGACCCGTGCCCACCATCGGCCGCCGCGCCTACGGGAAGTACGGAGTCGCCTTCACCGGGATCGATCAGCTCACCCGGCAGCTCGCCCGCGACGGCGAGGTGTGGCAGCGCGTCCAGAAAGCCGCGGTGGAGGGCATGGTCGAGAACACCGAGGACCTGCTGGGCCGCTCCATGCGGGATGCACCGGTGGATGAAGGGACGCTGCGTGCCAGCGGCAGCGCGGAGGTGTACGCGAACGGACGCGCGGTCGCTCGCCGCGGCTTCCGCAAGGTCGCAGAGCAACCGGGATCCCCGGAGATGGTGAGCCGGCCGGTGCAGGAGGGCGGCCTGGGAGACGCGGTGGTGGGCGAGGTGGGCTTCAACACTCCCTACGCGTTGGTCCAGCACGAGCGCCTGGACTTCAACCACCCCAAGGGCGGCAAGGCCAAGTACCTGGAGGGCAATCTCCAGCAGCAGGCCGATCGCTACCAGGGGAACCTATCCGACCGTCTGCGAGAGGCCCTGAAGTGAGCCTGCTCATCGACCAGCTTGCCGCCTACCTGGCGATTCAGGGCGAGGGCACGGTGGGGACAGATCTGTTCAGGCTCCACCGGCCCTCCTCCCCGCTGGCGTGTGTGAGTCTGCACGCCACGGGCGGTTATCCGCCCGACGGCTATACCGAACGCGAGCATCCCACAGTGATGCTCTTCGCCCGGGCCGCGACGCCGGACGGGGCCTTGCGCAAGGCCTACAGCCTCTACCACAAGCTGCACCGTAAGCAGAACCTGGATCTCGGCGGCGGCCTGTGGGCGCTCACCGTGGAGGCGGCGGCCAGCCCCGCCTATGTAGGGACGGAGCAGGCCGGCAATGCGACCGCGCATCTCGCCTCATTCAACATCATCCTCGACTTGAGGACCGCATCCTCGTAAGCGAGGGCCAAAGGAAAGAGTGACATGGCTACCACCATCAGTGACGCGAAGCCCTCCTACGGGAAGGCCGCGGATACGATTTCGATCATCGGGACCGGCTTCACCGACGCTCCCAGCGAGAGCGTCGTGCTGGTGCGCAAGCACGGCGACACGGAGTGGACGGTGGTGGACCCCTCGCGGGTCGCCTATATCTCAGCGACAGAGATGACCCTGACCCTGCACGCCACCGAGTTCGACGAGGGGGGCATGTACGACATCGGGGTGGCCGACAACGGGGAGACCACGCCGGACGCCTCCCTCAGCCAGGCGCTGTTCTTCTACGTCGCGGGGATCTACAGCCCTGACGCGGTGATCAAGGGAGCGCCGGAAGCGCTTTACATCGCGGGGCGCTTCATGGGCCACGCCCACGGCGCCTTGGAGATCGAGCACCAGGTGGAGACCTCCAACATCGAGGTGAACGAGTCCCTGCTACCGGTGCGCACCATCAAGACGGGCGAGACGTTTTCGCTCACCGTGCCGCTGGCGGAAGTGACCCTCGAAAACCTCCGGGACGTGTGGGGTGTCTCCGCCCAGATCACCGATGAAGGGACAGGCCGGCGCCGGCTCACCTTCGGCGGCGATACCGCCATCACCGAGAAACCGGTGATGGTGATCCTGCCCGCGGGCAGCGGGAAGAAGTGGGCGGTCACCTTCTACCGCTGCGCCATCGTCGCTCCCGGCACGCTCTCCTGGAACCGGGATGACCAGGTGGACCTGCCCCTGCACATCACCATCCTTGCGGACACCAGCCGGCCCACCGGCGACCAGGTGGGACGGATCGAGGAGTACAGCGCATGACCGGACCCACACCCGACCAGGCGATCATCCCCCAGGAGCGCCGCTTCCAGGTGGGAGAGCGGGAGATCGTGGTGCGCCCGTTGGTGATCGGCGATTACGAGCGGGTGGCGGCCGACCTCGGGACCATCGCCCAGCGGATCATCAGGGAGCACCCGGAGATCGAGCTCACCCGGCTGGATGAGCATCTGGAGGCGCTCTTCCCCATCATCGCGGAGTGGCTGGGCCGCATCCTGGAGCGGCTCTTCGGGGTGGAGGAGAGCTACCTCAAGGAGCACTTGACCCTGGCACAGGCGACCGAGATCGTGGCCGCCGCGCTGGAGGTCAACCAGCTTCCGGTGATCCGGGGAAACGTGAGGCGCGCCCTCCAGCTGGCGAGGGCCACGGCGGTCCCGTAGACAGGGGACTGGGCTGGGCGGGCGCGTTCGATCTGCTGCAGAGCGAGTACGGGTGGACCCATGAGTACGTGCTCTGGCACGTCACCCCTGCACAGGCGATGGTGTGGGCGGACTGCATTCGCCGGCGGCGGGCCTTGCGCATGGCGGAGGAGATGGAGCTGAGCTACCTCGCGGCCGGCGCCGCGCAGGGAGGCAGTAAGGCCTTCCATGCCTTGCGCTCCGCGGTGCGGAGACTGCGCAGGGAAGCGGGAGTGGAGAAGCCGGTGGACGCAGAGCAGCTGGTCGAATCCCTTGGGCTCACCGATCGGAGAGGACAGTGACGGTCGGCGCGATTGTAGCGCAACTCCGCCTCGACCTGACCAACTTCCGGGAAGGACTGGTCAGGGCCAACTCCCTGCTGGAGCAATACGGTCAGCAGGCGGCGCGGGTGGCCGCCACCCTGGGGGGCCTGGGCGCGGCCGCGGCCGGCGGGGCGACGGTGGCGGTGAAGATGGCGGCGGAGATGGAGTCCGCCCTCACCTCCATGAACAAAGTGCTGAAGCTGACTGATGCCGACCTGGAGGCGGTCACCGAACAGCTGCACGCGCTCGCCCGCGCCACCGGGATCGAGGATGAGGTGCTCTCCCAGGCGCTCGCCAACATCGCCAAGGCCGGCATCACCGGGGCGGAGGGCATGCGGGTGCTGGAATCCGCCACCCGGGGGGCGGTGGCGGGTGGTGCGGAGATGGCCACCGTGGCCGACTCCCTGGTCTCCATCCTGCGCGCCTACAACCTCAACGCCTCGGAGTCGGGGAAGGTCACCGACACTCTCTATCAGGCCAGCCTGAAGGGGCGCATGACCTTTCAAGAGCTGATGTCCGCGATCAAGGGCGTGGTCCCCATCGCCTCCCAGCTGGGGGTGGGCTATGACCAGTTGGCGGCCGCGCTCGCCACCATGACCACGGTGGGCTATGACGCCGAGAACTCCCTGATGGGCCTGAACATGGTGATGGTGCGGCTCACCAACCCCAGCGCGCAGCTGAAAGTGGCGCTGCAGGCGGCCGGCTATGCCTCCGGGCAGGCGCTGATCAAGGCGAAGGGGTTTGCGGGGGCGATCGAGTTTCTCACCCAGGCCGCGGGCGATGACGAGCAGGCGATGATCCAGATGGCCGGAGGGGCGCGTGCGTACAAGGCCGTCGCCGCCCTGGCCGCCAACGGCGGGGCGCTCTTCTCCCAGAAGCTGCAGGAGGTATCCGATTCCGCAGGCTCCGTGAACCAGGCCTTCGCCCAGACCGAGCAGACCTTCCGCATGCAGTGGTCTCAGTTCATCGTCACCACCAAGCAAGTGGGAGAGGAAGTCGGCAACGTGCTGCTGCCCACGCTCAACCTGCTGGTGGGGGTGCTGCGTTCGATCGGCACGGCGGTGAAGACGGCGGCGGAGGCGGCGCCGATGCTGCGGGCGCTGGCGGTAGCAGCGGCTGCCACCGGCGCGGCCTTGGCCGGCGCCACCGCTGCCTTCATCATCTACAACACCCAGATCAAGGCCTCCCTCCCCGCGATGGTGCAGCTGATGGGGGCGATGCGCCAGACCCTGGGGGCGCTGGCGATGACCCAGGTGCAGGTGTCCGCGATGGCGCCGGGCTTCACGCGAGTGACGACGGCCGCCAAGGGCCTGTGGGCGACGCTGCAGGCACCGGCGCCGGCGACTCTTGGGTACGGGGCCATCATCACCGCCATCTACGTCTTCACCGCGGCGGTGATGAAGGCGACGGAGGAGAGCAACCGCCTCAACGACCAGCTTATAGAGCTCTACCAACGCGCGGAGAAGGCGGGAACCGCGCTACCGGCAGACGCCCTCAACAACCTCCGGCCCAGCCAGGGGCAGTTCCTCTTCTCCAGCCTGAGGGAGTCGTTTGGGCTGGAGGCGATCGACCAGGTGAAGATGTGGCGGGAGCAGGTGGAGATGAGCGCGAGCGCGGTGGAGCAGGCGGAGCGGCGCAATCGCTTTGCCGCCGAGCAGACCGCCGATACCCAGAAGCGCCTGGATGCAACGCGCCAGACCGCCCTCCAGAATCGGCTCACTGAGATCGAGCAGGAGCGCCAGGCGCGCATCAAGGCCGGGGTGGACGAGCGGCTGGCGAACGAACTCGCCGAACAGGAGCGCATCGCCGCCCGCCAGCAGGCGAACGCGGAGATGCTCAAGCTGGAGGCCCAGCTGCTGGAGGCGGAGGGGAAGACCCACCAGGCGCGGGTGAAGGCGATCATCGCCGAGGCGGAGGAGTGGCGGCAGCAGAACGAGCAGCGTCTGGGCAAAGAAAAGGCAGCGGATGCGGCCGAGCAGCTGAAGCGAGCGAAGCTGATCGAGCTCAGCCGCCAGGAGGCGCAAGAGCGGGCAAAGGCCTTCGAAGAGGCGGCAGGCAAGATCGTCACGGACTGGACCACCGCGGTCGAGTCCATGCACCAGGCGGACAAGCTTTCCACTTCCGAGTACCTCGGGCAACTGAGCAAGGTACTGGACCTGATCCGGCAGATGAACGCCGCCCGCGTCGCCGCGGGCCAGAGCCGTCTCTTCCAGCAGGACGAGATGCGCCTGGCGCAGACCATCTTCACCGAACGCACGCGCATGCAGACCGAGCTGAAGGCGGGGGAGAAGAAGCTCGCCGATGAGCGCAAGCAGTGGGCGAAGGAGGAGCTGGATCAGCGAAAGCAGATCAACCAGTACGAGCTCTCGCTGATCGATCTCACCTTCCAGCACAAGCGCGACCTGGTGAAGATCACCGGCCAGGAGGATGAGGAGAGCTCGGCGCGCATTGCGCAGGAGGAGCTGGCCGCGCTGCAACAGCGGCGCGCGGAAGAGGAGCTGAGCGCGCAGGAGCGACTCGACTCTCTGGAGCGAGAGCGCCAGCTGATACTGGAGATCGCTCAGGCCGGGGTGATGCCCCAGGGCGACGCGAGCAAGGCGCTGGGGGCGGTGTTCGAGGAGATGCAGTCGGCCCGTGCTGATATCGCCGACCAGGAGCAGGCCGCCTTCGAGGAGCGGCGCAAGCAGCACGAGGAAACGGTCAAGCAGATCCAGGCCGAGCAGGCCACGCTGCGCGATCAGCTCTCCGAGACCGGCGGGCGCATCACCCAGGTGGCGCAGTCGGTCTTCGATCTCCTCGAGAGGCGCATCAAAGCTCTGGGGACGATCAGGATGGAGCCGGCCTTCGCGGGCGCGCTGCCCGGTCCGGGCGGGGGCGGCCGTGTCGTCAACCTCTACTTCAACGGCCAGCGGGCGGGAAGCAGCGCCGATATCGGCCGCATCGCCGATCAGCTGGCGGAGATGCTGGAACGGGAGGTGACCCACTCCCGGGGTTAGTGCCATGGCCAGCAGTTGTGTCCTGAGTGCAATCGACGGCTCCGATCCCACCTCCCTCGACGAGGACCCGGCTCTCTATGACGACGGGCCGGCGGAGAGGAGGGTGAGCTCGCACGCCACCGCGGATGGCCGCGTCTGGCAGGATTTCGGGGCCCTCGATGTCGACCGCCAGATCAAGCTGCGCACGGATTGGATGACGCAGGCCACGCTCGACGCGTTCAATGCCAAGTTTGCGCAAGTCGGCATGGTGTGGAGATGGGCGGACAGCGGGGGGCGAGAGTACCGCGTGCTCTTCCGATCGCTCAACCCGGAGCGCATCCGCGGATACGCCGCCTACCGGGTGGAGATGGCCTTCGACGTGGTGGAGGTGGTGACGTGAGGACTGTGACTGCTTGCCTCAGCTTGCGCTACAGCTGGCCCAGCAGTCTCCGCGTGTCTGGGTCGAGTGGCAGACTGCTCCCGAAGCTCTCACGGGCGAAGCGAAGAAAGAGCGCGAGCACAGAATCCAGTGCGCCTATGAGCTTCCAGAAGATCACAGCGTCAAACTGCGCGCCCAGAAGAATGATGCCTGACCCTACGGCTGCGTCACCCGCGGCGGTCTTGCTGTGCGCAATCTCGCTCAGGTCACGCCACTGCGTCAGTAGCTCTCCAGAGGGATCAGCGCGTTGCAGCAGACTCGTGAACGCAACCCGTTCATCATCGAACCATGCGCTTGCTGTCGCATCCGTTTCGCCCTGGCAGGTGATGCGCGCCAGTGACTCGATTGCTGCTCTCGTCAGGATCGCGGAGGCAAGATACCGGCCGCGCAGGCAAAGGGACAAACCGACATGCCAGTTTCGAAGCAGTATCGTGCTCTGGATCTTGACGAGGTTGTTGCTGGGGCTGGTGGGCAGGGCAGTCGAGGCGACCACAACGTTGAGTGCTATGTCCTGCTTTACATTCAGGTCGTTGCGCTGCCCATCACTTAGCACTGAAAGCGAGTTCAGCAAACAGCGCTCTTCGGTTTCGGCCATCTGTTCGGAGAGTTCTGACATCCAGCGCATGGTTCCCACCTCAGGGTGCCACCAGGATACCTCTTTGATGGCGCGCTGGGAATCCCCCGACAACACCGAGAGGAGCAGAGGCTAGCGGCGATATGGCCAAGCAAGTCACGCGGTACGCAAGCGACGGCGTCACCCTCGCGCAGTCGTCCTACGACGAGGGGTCGGTGCATGATGGCGAGTGCACCGCGTCCCGGCGCATCTGGTGGAAGAACACCTCCACCGAGAGCGAGATACTGGAGGGATGTCAGTTTGAGATCGACGCGGTGGGCGAGAACGACGGTGGTGACTACCTGGAGATCGCGCCGGACGTTCCGGTTAGCCCGCCAGGCCAGTGCAGCGCCGCGCTCCACACCGGGATCGCGCTGGAGATCGGCTACTACGAGTACGCGATCAGCTTCGTGACCGCGAACGGGGAGACGCTGGCGGGAACCAGGCGCAGCATCACCACCACCTCCGGCAACCAGAAGGTGGACTTGAGCAGTATCCCGATCGGGCCGAGCGGGGTCACCAAGCGGCGCGTCTACCGGACGGCCGTGGGAGGCGGCGCGCTGACGCTGGTCCACGAGATCGCCGACAACGTCACCACCACCTGCCTCGACGACACTCCCGACGCGAGCCTGGGCGTAGCCTCGCCCACGCTCAACACCTCTGGCTCTCCGGGGACGTGGACCACGGACGACATCACCATCGGCGACCTGAGCGCGGGCGCGTACGTGGCCTGCTGGATGCGCTATAGCGTCCCGGCCGGCACCTCTCAGATCGGCAACCCGCGGCGCGCCAACGTGACCTTCAGGGAGACGGGCGCATGATCATCGACTCCCAGGAGCTACGGGTTGGTGTGCTGCAGCGGGTGACCGATCGGCTCATGCTGCAGACGACGGTGTACGCGAATCGCGTCTCCGATTCGGTGGAGGTGCGGGCCACAGTCGCGCCCCTCATGCGCGACTCGGTGCAGCTGCACGCGACGATCATCAACCAGGACTTCGAGGCGGCCGCGGCCGAGCGAGTGCTGGCGCCTGAGATCGAGATCACATTCCTGTAGGAGGAACAGCAACCATGACGGCATTGGCTGAGAGCGCGAAGTGGCGGTGCAAGACCACGCTGCGCAAGTTCGAGGGCGATGCGAGCGAGTACATCGCCCGGCTCGGCGAGGAGGAGGGCCTGCGGCGATTTTATGCCGAGCACTCTCCCAGCGACGAGATCGTCCGCGAGGGCAACATCCTCACCCAGACCGGCATCAACCAGATCTGGCTGGCGCTGACCGGTGGGGCGATGACCGCCTACTCCAATGCGAATGCGCGGCTGGGGGTGGGCAACTCCACCACCGCGGCGCAGGCCACCGATACCGATCTGCTGGGCGGGTCCACGGCGTGGAAGGGGATGGAGGCCGGCTATCCCATCGTCTCCGCGCTGGCGGACAGGAAGGTCACCTTCCGATCCATCTTCGGGTCGGGCGACGGCAACTTCGCCTGGCAGGAGTGGGCGGTCGACAACGGCGCGGCCGCGCACAAGATCCTCAACCGCAAGGTGGAGGGCCTGGGGACGAAGTCGAGCGGCTCTTGGCAGCTGACGGTCGAGATCAGCCTTTCATAACAGCCGCCTGAGGTCTCGCCGTGCAGATCAAGGTCGGCAAATACACCGGCACCGGCGTCCAGCAGAGCATCACCGGCCTCGGGTTCAAGCCCGCCGTCGTGATTCTCGAACGTGAGGTCGCGGCTTCCGCCTATCCCATGATCCGGTTCGATGGGTGGGCGGCCAACTACAGCCAGAGCCTGGACGGGATTCAGCAGCCGGTCAGCGGGATCCTGTCCTGCGACGCGGATGGGTTCACGGTCGGCAGCGACG